AGAGGTAGAGCAGGTCAGATTGTTGGGCAAGGATTCTCTGGTAAGAAGACTCAACTTGGTGTAAAGATGTCCAAGACGGTAAAGAAAGTCGGGTCTCTTAATCTCAAGACTCTGATTGAAGAAGACAAATTATTCTTTAATGATTATGAGATTATCTCAGAGTTGACAACCTTCATCTCAAAGCATAATTCATTTGAGGCAGAAGAAGGTTGTAATGATGACTTGGCAATGTGTCTTGTCATCTATGCCTGGTTGGTTCAGATGGATTACTTTAAAGAACTGACTGACCAGGATGTTCGTAAAAGATTATACGAAGAACAAAAGAATCAAATCGAACAGGACATGGCACCATTCGGTTTTATGGATGATGGATTAGATGGTGAAAGTTTTACTGACGGTGAAGACCGATGGTTTAAGGCAGATGAGTATGGAGACAGATCTTTTATGTGGGAGTATCTATCTTAATGGATTTAGATGGTCAGATTAAGTTAGGTCATCTTCTCCTACAAGATAGAAAGTGTAGATCCTGCGGTGAAATGAAAAATTTAGTAGATAGTTTTTACAGAACTAGAAAAGATAGAGGTCCTGTTGCTTCCTCATATTCTTACGAATGTAAAGAGTGTACTATAAAGAGAATATTGGCAACTAAAAAGTCAGATAATAGATGGGAGTATCCAGATTGGTAGTTCACGTCCAGTTTCCCCTGTGAAAACATGCTTTTTAATAAATATTTTCAGTAACATGAGACCACGGAGAAAAAAACATGGCGACTCCTCAATTGTCTCCAGGCGTATTAGTCAGGGAGGTTGACCTTACAGTAGGAAGAGCTGAGAATGTATTAGATAATATTGGTGCAATTGCAGGACCTTTTGCTATTGGACCAGTTGACGAAGCGACCGACATCCAAACTGAGCAGCAACTTATTGACACGTTTGGTAAACCCATCTCTACCGACGCACAGTACGAGTACTGGATGAGTGCATCCAACTTCCTGTCCTACGGCGGAGTACTTAAGGTTGTCAGAACCGATGATACTCAACTGAACAATGCTAACGCTGGTGTTGGTATTGCTTCGACAACATCGCTGAAAATCAATAACTACGACGACTATCAGCAGAACCATAAGGAAAGCGACAATACTTTCACTTACGCTGCTAAGAACCCTGGAACCTGGGGCAACAATCTTAAAGTCTGCTACATCGACGATTTTGCAGATCAGATTGTTGGTGTTGCAACCACTTCGCTTAGTGGTATTGGTGCAGAGGTCGGATTCGGTGTTACCGCTTCCTTGAGTGGAGTTGTAATTCCTGGATCTGGAACCACCTCTGAGTTCACTGGATTCCTGAAGGGAATCATCACAGGTCTGACGACTGATGCATCTGGTAACTCCAGCACAATCGACGTTAAAGTTGTTTCTCGTGTAGAAACAGTTGGCGGTGGTTCTACTGAAACTGCCATCACGTATGCAGAAGGAACTTCCTTCTCGGCATTCGGAACTGGAACTGCACTGAACATCGTCAATAACTCTGGTGTTAACACGACTGGTAGACTTGCTTCTGCTCTGACACCTGCAACTGCTATTGACTGGTACGATCAGCAGACACTTGGACTGACCAACTCTACACTGTTCTGGAAGACTATTGCTCCAAGACCAATTTCTTCCAACTTTGTAACCGAAAGAAACGGTAAGAACGACGGTATCCACGTTGCAGTCGTAGATGACGACGGAAGCATCACTGGAATCAAGGGCAATCTGCTTGAGAGTCACACCAACCTGTCTAAGGCAGGAGACGCTGTTTCCGATTACAACGCACCCACCAAGAACTACTACAAAGATTATATCGCAGACTTCTCCGCGAATGTCTATGCTGGATATAACCTTTCTTCTGGTATCACTACCAGCGGTGGTTCTACTTGTGTACCTAGAGCATCTGGATTCTCTACCGACTTCACCGCAGTCACAACTGGCGACGGTCTCTTCGGTCTGAATGCTCAAGATGTCACCTTCTCTGTTCTGGGTAACAAGACCTTCACCCTTGGTGGCGGTGTTGACTACTCTGCTAACAAAGGAATGAAGGCAGAACTCTCTAACCTGATCACTTCCTATGGTCTCTTCTCCAATAAGGATGAGATTGAAGTTGACTACCTGATCATGGGACCTGGTTGCTCTGGTGAGTCTGACTCTCAAGCAAAAGCAAACTACATCATCTCTGTTGCTAACGCAAGAAAAGATTGTGTTGCAGTTGTCGGTCCTCACAGAGGAAACATTGTCAACGTAACCAACACAACAACTCAGACCAACAATCTGATCAACTACTTCTCGCCACTGACCTCTTCTTCGTATGCGGTCTTCGATAGTGGTTATAAGTACCAGTTTGATAGATTCAACAACATCTTCCGTTACGTACCATGTAACCCTGATGTTGCTGGTCTGATGACACGCACTAACTTGGTTGCATTCCCATGGTTCTCGCCTGCTGGACAACAGCGTGGTGTTATCAACAATGCAGTCAAACTTGCATACAACCCAACCAAAGCACAAAGAGACAAACTGTATCCTAACAGAATTAACTCCTTTATCACCACACCTGGTATCGGAACACTTCTGTTCGGAGACAAGACCGCTCTCGGATACGCCTCCGCATTCGACAGAATCAACGTTCGTCGTCTGTTCCTCACCATTGAGCAAGCACTTGAAAGAGCAGCACAAGCTCAACTCTTTGAACTCAATGATGAGTTAACGAGAGCAAACTTCAGAAACATCGTTGAACCATACCTCCGTGACATTGAATCGAAGAGAGGACTCTATGGTTACTTGGTTGTTTGTGACGCAACAAACAATACTCCAGATGTTATTGATAATAATGAGTTTAGAGCAGACATCTTCCTGAAGCCTGCTAGAAGCATCAACTACGTAACGCTCACCTTCGTTGCTACCAGAACTGGCGTCAGTTTTGAAGAAGTAGTTGGTAGAGTTTGATCATATTATCTAAATAACACTACGGAGGATTAAACAATGGCACACTCACTTACCGACTTTAAATCCAAACTGATTGGCGGCGGCGCTCGCCCCAATCTGTTTGAGGTTGAGATCACACCTGGCGATTTGCCTTCTGGGATCGCTGCGTTGGATGGAGACGTTTTTAAATACATGTGTAAAGCAGCAAACTTGCCTGCTTCAAACGTAGCTTCGATTGACGTTCCTTTCAGAGGACGTACTTTCAAAGTTGCTGGTGATCGTACATTCGACACCTGGACCATTACTGTCATCAATGACACTGATTTCAAAATCAGAAGAACGATGGAAGAATGGGCACAATTCGTTGCTCAGTACCAAGAAGGTTCTGGTGCAACCACTCCTGATTCCTACATGGCATCTGCCACTGTTAGACAACTTGGAAGAAAGAAATCTAACATTGGTTACGGTGAAGGAAATTCCAAAAACGAAGGTCTTGAGGCTATTGCAGTCTATAAGTTTGCAGATATTTTCCCAACTAATATCTCTGCAATCGACCTTTCTTACGATACCACTGATACCATTGAAGAGTTTACTGTTGAATTTACAGTTAACTACTGGTATCCTGAGTCTAAGGATGGTCCATCTGGTAATAACGCCTGATACTTGACTCTCTAAATAGTCTAAGGAAACTTAGATTTATATAATCATGTCCAAGTTATTTGGGTTCTCTATTGAGGACACCGAACCACTATCTCCAGGTGCTGTCAGTCCTGTTCCTCCTAACAATGAGGACGGGTCTGACCACTATATGAGTAGTGGTTTTTTTGGTTCTTATGTTGACATTGAAGGTGTATACCGTACCGAGTTCGACTTAATTAAAAGATATCGTGAAATGTCACTTCATCCTGAAGCGGATAGTGCCATTGAAGATATTGTGAATGAGGCAATCGTTTCTGATTCCAACGATAGTCCTGTAGAGATTGAACTCTCAAATCTAAATGCCAGTGATGGCATCAAAACTAAAATTCGTAAAGAATTTAAATATATCCTAGATTTATTGGACTTTGATAAAAAGGCACACGAAATTTACCGTAACTGGTATATTGATGGTCGTATCTATTATCATAAAATTATTGACTTGAAGAATCCTCAAGAAGGTATTCAAGAACTTCGTTATATTGACGCAATGAAAATGCGTTATGTCAGACAACAGAAGAAAAAGAAGAACGATGGTTCAACTGTTGTAAGACTGCAAAGTAATAATCCTATGGATTATGACTTTCCAGAAATCGAAGAATACTTCATCTATAATCCTAAGTCTACTTATCCTACTGGTAACCCAATGCAAACGGGTGCAAGTCAAGGGATCAAGATTGCAAGAGATGCGATTACATATTGCACCTCTGGTTTAGTTGATAGAAATAAGGGATCAACACTCTCATATCTTCACAAAGCAATCAAATCTCTCAATCAACTCCGCATGATTGAGGATTCTCTGGTCATTTATCGTCTGTCCAGAGCACCAGAACGTAGAATTTTCTACATTGACGTTGGTAATCTGCCTAAGCAAAAAGCAGAACAATACCTCCGTGATGTCATGATGCGTTATCGCAACAAACTTGTATACGATGCAAACACAGGAGAGATCCGTGATGACAAAAAATACATGGCAATGCTTGAGGATTTTTGGTTACCTAGACGAGAGGGAGGACGTGGTACTGAAATTTCTACTCTTCCTGGAGGGCAGAATCTGGGAGAAATCACAGACATTGAGTATTTTAAGAAGAAGTTATACAGATCACTCAACGTCCCCCCATCTAGAATGGATGGCGAAGGCGGATTTAATCTGGGAAGATCCTCCGAAATCCTCAGAGACGAACTGAAGTTTACCAAGTTTGTTGCACGTTTGAGAAAGAGATTCTCCAATATGTTTAATGACATGTTGAAGACTC